AAGCAAGAGACTTTCTAATGGAATGGATGCGAACGTTTAGTGAACGAGCAGAAAAAGGAGAAGTTGTAGCATGATGCCCGCTGGTAAATACTGGGTCGGTGATCTGTGCTACGTTCTTGATGACATTTGGGATGAGTGCTGCTCTCTCTTCTTCAAAGGGCGCACCGATCATGGCTGTAATGAAGGTGAGTTTCAGCTTAGTGATGGCCGTCGTTTCGTAAGCATCAATACTGCTTTTGGTGATGGATGTTATTTTGATCAGGACAGGCGACAGTACGGAGTAGACGCAGGCCTTATTGGCTGTATTCTAGCTAAAGATGTTGGTCTGGAAGGTAATCAAGGGTTGACTTCTGGAGGTTATATTCTTGATTTTCCTAACGATTTTGAATGCCGTTATGATGAAGGTAAAATTGTTATAGGACATATTGTAATTGATACAGACCCGGGGTATGAAGATGAAGAAGAGTACGAAAACTGATCCCGTACATAAACTGGCTAAAAAAGCCGGCTTTGTTATATGGGATGATTGTGACTGGGCAGGTGACCGAGTAGGTAAGGTTGACTGGGCTAGTGATTATGATAAGGAACTGGCTAAATTTTATCGACTGGTTCAAAAAGAAACTATTGAAAAAATTAAAAGTGGAGAGCTAATCGTTAGCTAAAATTATGGAAGAAGACGATTTCAATCCTGAAGACGGTTATGTCATTAATTATGAAAAAGTTTCTAGACAAAAAAATCTTACCCACACAACTCGTGTTCTAGCTCTTAACCTAATGGAAAATCCATACCTTAAGGTAGGTGATTTTTTTAAGAATATTTCTGATCATTCCTTGAATGAACTGATTGAGCTTACTAACAAAGACGATGATGATTCAGTTTCTGAAACACTTCTTCTATCTGAAATGCTATCAAAAGCTGAAGGTTTAGATAACGAAATTAAAGACATGGCAAGAAACGTAGGTTACCTGCGAGTTCTTGTTGCAGGGGTGTCGTTACACCGTAAAGGAATGATCAAAGCTTACTACAATAATATGTCATTTGGAGATGACACAGGGGATCAAATAGTTTTTGAAAAGCTGTAAATAATATATTCGTTATATAGTTTTAATGATAATCATTATGGTGTAAATTGCGATTGTTTCATAAAATATTAAACCAGCAATGGTGCTGGAATAAGGAGACAATATGTGGATTAAGCCTGAAGCAGTTGATATGCGGTACGGTTTTGAAATTACCATGTACATATCAAATCGTTAAGTAAAGTAACCCGGTGTAGTTGCCGGGTTCTTTTTTTGTTTATATAATGTAAGTATGATAGTCGCCCAAGAAACTACTGTTTGGAATCCTCCCCTAGTAAATCATATTTACTTCCTTAATAATGCTCGTACCAAGATGTATGCGTACATCCGAGGTGATACCGGGGAAAGCAAGATATTTAAGAATCCTATTCAGATTTCTGTACGGGGTCGTTCTTTTGAAGTTCTACGCAAGGTAGACGACGAAACCCCCGGGGTGGCTGTCACCGGCTCCAAAGGTGACGTTTATTACGTTACAGAAAAAAATGGTGAATGGAAGTGCACGTGTACTGGTCATAAGTACCACGGAACATGCAAGCATATTGAAAAGGTAAAAAATGAGACAGGAACTTGCCGAAACGCTATGTAAAAAATACCCTAGAATTTTTCGAGACCGAAATGCTGATATGAGTCAGACCCTTATGTGCTGGGGGTTTGAGCATGGGGATGGTTGGTATAATATTATTAATGCACTGTGCGGTAATATCCAAGATCATATAGATTGGAAGCGCAGACAACGAGCACGAGCGCTTAAGATGAATCGTAAAATTAAAAAAGCTATCGAACTTAACTCCGTTGAGCCTATTATTAATCTCTTTAATGGAGATTGGTGGGTGGATCGTTGTGAAGAAATAGTTAGAGAAAAAAAGTATGATGATGTGCCGGAAAAAGTTCATCATGTAACGGCTATTCAAGTTAAAGAAAAGTTTGGTACTCTTCGCTTTTACTATTCCGGGGGAGATGATGCAGTAAGAGGAATGGTAAGTATGGCTGAATCAATGTCAGCCTGTACATGTGAGGAATGCAGTATCCCCGGTAAGGTAAGACACGGGGGATGGATTAGAACCCTTTGTGATGAACATGCAAAAGAAAGTGGGTACGATGAGAAATAATAAAATCGGATTAATAGGAGTACATCCAGAAGCAGATAAAGTATGGTATGAATACTATTCCTGGATGCCTAAACATTACACTTCTGGACACCATACTTTACTCAAGGAATTTGTAAATGCAACAGTTAGAAATTGAGTTATTCTTCCCTCTTACTGAACAAATCCCATTAGATCTAGATTATTCTGAATGCGATGCTGGTTTTACGGCGCCGTTAATTTCAGCTTACCAGGCCATGTCGTTAGCTCTATCTAATATATCTGAAAAATAAAATAGTTACGTAACAGTTGCAGATTAAATTTAGTGACTATATAATATAGTTATGATGCTTAAGAAAGGACGTAACATGAAAACGAAACTTGTTGTTGTAGCTTTAATTGGCTCTATGCTTTCTGCTCCCGTATTCGCATGGGGGGCTCGAGAGCAAGGTATTTTATCCGGGGTAGCTGGTTTATGGATTTGGCAGCGTCTTAATCAACCCCCTGTGGTTGTTCAACAATACCCTCAGCATCCTCAATCTTACCCAGTTCCTCAAGGTCCTATGGTAGGGCAGCTTCCTACACAAACTATTCCTCACTTAATTCTTGCCCCTAACTGCCGCCAGGTACTAGCTATTCATATGGATAGTCTTGGCAATGAGTATCGCTACCCAGCTACCGTGTGTAACTAATGAAAGACTTTTTTACTTTTCAGGTCATTGGGTACGGGGCTATGATAGTCCTGTGCCTGGCCCTTATTCTGGGTCCTCGAGTATTTTCATGAACAATGAACTCATAAAGCTGGCCCTAGATTGTGGTTTACTTAACTATGTAGACCACGAAACCCCTCGTCACTATTTTCTAGCAGACTGGGCTACCGAGGAAGATCTTTATGAGTATACAAAAAAGGTAATTGAAATGTGCGCCGAGATTGCACGTAACTGTAAGTACCTCCCCGAGGGACCTTCTCAAGAGGTAGCCTATCAGCGCTTTCTTGCTTCGGAAGCCATTCTTATCAAACTTGGAATTAAATCCGGGTCACCTATCTCTCCTCTCTAAATGGAATACCTTTTATTGGCCTGGTTAAGTATTCTCCCAGGTAAATATGAATGGGTAGAACTGCAAAAAACCCAGAGTGTTGAGGAATGTAAGAAACGAGCCGATGAGCTCAAACTCCACATCTCTGCCTGTATCCTAGAATCATCTAAACCATTGTATTTTAATCATGAACATAAACGACGTACTAAGTGATGAAGATATTGAAGAATGTTTGGATGGAACATCCGACATTAAATGGATTCGTGAACTAATCAATCTTTCCCAAAACGATAATCTAATTGACGAGGAATCGTTTGCCGATATTTTCGCCTACGAGTTACAAAAATTTGTAGATGCGGAAGAAGGAACGGAAGAATTCCAAGAAGCCTCCCAAAACAATTGGGACTGGGGTCACTCCATAGCCCAAAACATCAACGATACCATAGCCTCCAAGTGGATTGACTGACGTAACGCCCGTAACGTAACGGTTGCACTTTTGGTCGAGGTCGCCTATAATACAGACATTGAATAGGAGATCGTGATGTTTACAAATCTGATGAATGAAGTAGAAGCTCTTCGTAACGCTTGGGGTTACAATGTGCTTGAGGCTATAATGTGGATAGATGAGAACAAAGATGAGTTTTCTTCTGAAGTTCGCAAAGAACTCACGGAGTTCTTTCGTCAAGGTCGTCAAATGTTTGGAGTGTAATATGTCTAGGATGTCTGAACTCAGTATGGAAATTGCCGAGATGATCGAACAGGGTCATCTTTCGTTTCAAGATATTGCAAGGGTACTCGAAATCCCGGTTTCTTGGGTGAATGAAGTGGCTGATTCCTTGAATGAGTTTTACAATGACTCCATGGATGGAGATCACGTGTCGGCTTTGGCCTCGGTGGGTTGGGGAACGGATGAAGATTATGGATACGCATCAGACGAGTTTTGAGGTCCTTTGTGACCAATGTGGTGAAAGGCATTATACCGATGAGGTAGAATTCCTTAATATTGAAGAAGATTATCAGGGGAGGGATGTGATGTATTTCAAGTGCCCGGTCACGGGAAAGATCACCTCTTCCAATGTTTACAGGAAATGATTATGAGAACGATGCATGATTTGGTTTCAGATATCTTAGAGCTTTCTAACGATGATCTTAATTTACTGGCGGAGGCTTTGGTTACCTTTTCCCCTTCAGGAAGTAATCGGGCCAGGCTCTTGGAAAATTACCTTCACAATTTTCAGGTAATGCATGATGAAGTGTTAGAAGACCATCGAATTCCTTCTAGAGAGTTTATTTTATCATGAGTTACTCGAGATGGTCGCATTCGGCCTGGTATTCTTTTTATAACGTCAACGGGAATCTTTCCCTTTGGTACACTATGGATAAGTGTATTGATATTCCGTACGAGGATGCATTGACGATTACCCCTGAAGAAATTCAAGGGATTTACGGGTGTACGGAAGAAGAGGCGAGAGAGGCGATGATCTACATTGGGTACTTCCTTCAAAATTACGACCCAAAAGACAAAGAAGAATACAATAAAGAGTATGATGATTTGATGGAGAAGATACGTGAAGCTGGTAGAAAAGACACATCTATTTGAACAGGAAAAGGATTGCTGTGATTCTGAATCTGATATTTGTCAATATCTAGAGCTTAGAACTCAGGATGGAGGAGGGGGTAACTATCTTGTCCTTAAAACGGAGAGATGGGCTTTGGATTACGACCAGATTGAAATCTTCTGCATGCAATTGAAAGATTTTCTAAAGGGAATGAAGTGAACGAACGAATTAGAGAACTAATGGTAGAGTGTGGGTATGCTGCACCCGAAATAGCTACTCGGGCTTTAAAACTATCCGATCTAATTGTAAAAGAATGCCTTTCCATCCTTAAGTCTCGCTATATGGGAGATAATAATAGGGAGGATATGGAGGTGAAAAGATGTATGGAAGAGATAAAGAGGCATTTTGAGAGGTAATTATGACTGAATTCCAGGGATGGTTAGTCATATTTTGGTTGGCCTATATCGCCTATCAATGTGCCGGAATATTGAGAGAACTTAGAAAGTAACGTAAAACCTTATTAAGGGATTAGAATGACCGCAATTTGGCTTAGAAATAATCTACGTGTGGTCGGTGATTGTTTGGTGGTGGTATTGCCCACCGGTCGTAGGAGCACAGTATGAATCGGTTAGAAATCTTACAAAAAGTCTACGGTGACTGCGTGTGGAGTGAATCCGCTCTCAATCACCTCATGGCCGTGATGGAAGAAGTTGCAAGAGAGTGCGTCAATCAAACATCTGACATTGAACTGGTTGGATTGCATTCTGAAGATTATGAACAAGGCGTCTGGGAAGGTATACAGATGTGCCAAAATCAAATCCGACGGCATTTCAACATCAAATGAACACACGACAATTGATAAAAGAATCCGGTATAGAGCTAAAATCTTTCGGTTTTGCTACCTATGCTGAGTATGTTTCGCTTGACGAATTTCAAAAATTATGCGATAATGTGCGTAAGGATGAAATGAACATGACCATAGCCAACATACTGGATCTGTTGAGAACCATGCACGAACAAGAAAACGGTAGACACAACTACTACGGTTATGTGGCCAATATTATTGAACAACAATTTGGAGATAATGATGAATACTGAAGAAGCATTGGAAAACGCTGAAAATCTCAACAGTTATTTGATTAGATCCTATCTATATCATGCAGGATTTATGAATGATGACTATGGTTGGGATAATAGACCAATTTATGAACAAGAACACAATTTTAAAAGGTTTCTAACACTGGTTGTCCTGGACTGTGAACGAGTGGTGTGTAATAATTTCGATAAGTTTGGTGGAGAGACTGAACCATGGATGTATCCTGGTGATTTGTTGAAACATTTCGGCATTCATAAAGAGGTAAAAGATGACAGTAATTAAAAATCCATTCCCCGGTGTTACTCGTCTAGAAAACGGTGACATCGTGTATGAGGATCATATCTGGTGGAGTGAAGAATATTACAACGCCGGTCGTAATCCTATTGGTGTAAACTTTGACGATCCCATCAATTGTAGATTTACTTTTGATAAGGATGGAAACCTTAAAAATGTGGAGATGATAAAATGAATAGACGAGATTTTTTTAAAGGTGCAGGAGCAATCTCAACCTTGGCCGCAGTACCAATTACCGCTATAGCAAATACTTCTAGAGTAGGTCAACCAGATCCAGTCTGGTCAATTATTTACGGAACAGCGAACGAAATTGATGGAATATACAATACTTGGGGTAAAGCAACTCAAGATGAATTAGATGCTGCCAATGTTTCTGTTGCTGGTCTTCTAGCGGCAAAAATTGGACAAAAATACAAAAAATTAAAAAAACAAGATGGTGCTCATACCATTGGTTATGAACACAATAGGATCATGACCACAGCCAAGAGATTTATTGAGGTGGGTACAGATTGGGAAAAATACGGAATTAGGGGTAATCTATATCGAGTACAAGCGCCGGTAGAAGATTACGGTATGGTCGAAGTCCAAGCTATGTATGTTCGAGAAACTCGATCCCATCCTATTGAGATTAGAATTACAGTAACTCCACTGGTAGTGGCTTCGATTGGGTACGATAAATTCTTACTATTTTCTGATAACGGGCAGTATCATCAATATTTGTGGAGTAAGTACAATGTATGAATTTGCCTATGTGCATCACTCACCTGAACATATTATTGAAAGAACTAAGAAAGTTACGTATTTATATTAGATATTTTAAATTGGTACGCGGACCAAAATAGGAAAATAGAAATTTCATCGCCGAATAAGGCTCCATAGGAAAAAACTAATAAGAATAAGTCTTATTTGGAGTACCTGACTAAACCGTAACGGTATTTACGTAACGGTTGATTTTGGTCCCGAGACCCCCTATAATACGAAGTATGTTAAATGAGAAAGGGGTTACGATGACTGAATTCGAACGTAAGTGCTACGGCATGTCCACCGAGGCTATTCGTAAGCAATACATGAACTCCATCACGGCTAAATTCAGTGGTCTGGAGATGGTGGTGATGGGTATCCTCTCCGATCAACAAGAGATGCTCGCCATGGCCGCTGGTCCTAACTCGGTAGAGTACGTGCGCAAGCAGTTGAACGTTGCTAAGTTCATTCTTTCGGAAATGATGGATTCTAAGGAGGCTGTATGACTCTTGATCAAGTGAACGAGCTCCTGAAGGAGATGGCCGAGGCCGAGTACGAGCGCTTGGCTGCCGAGCAACTCGAAATTCTTCAAGAGGACGAGCTTGCTGCCATGATGTTCGAACATGATATGCAGATGTATGCATGCCACTCCTATGACCTCGATGCTATTGACTATGGAGCACACTACTGATGAAGCGCCAGCAATATCAGATCACCGATTGGAGGGAAGGCCAGGCCCGGCTTGATCACTATAATGCCTGGCTCATGGATCCGAATCGTGATTTTGGGGGTTCTCGCTACCCGGGCTTTCCTGGAGATAAGAATGATTCTTATTCGGAGCCGGAAAAACACGTGGAATCCGTGGAAACCGTACAGAATGCTCCGGTATCTAAGGGTAAAAAGTCCAATAAAATCAACAAGTTAGCTCACCGATACGTAACAGTTGCACTTTCGGGCGAGGTGAGCCATAATAAAAACACTGAAACATTGAAAGGAAATCAAATGGCTAAAGTTACTAACCTCTCTCGTGCAACCGAAATCGTGAAAGCTTCTGCTACCAAGGCTGAAGCTCTCGACAAGATCGTGGCCGAGCTGTCGGTTTCGCGTTCTAACGCCTTTGTGTACTTCACCAAGGCCTCTAAGATCCTGGGTTCGGCTCCGGCTAATCCTAAGGCTCCTAAGGCCGAGAAGGTGGCCAAGGTTAAGGTTAATCCTGTGACCGAGACCTCACCTGAGAAGGCTCGTGCCAAGGTGGCTGAGATCGATAAAGTGATCGCCGGCCTCAAGGCCAACGGCGCCAAGGTTGCATCACCCTTTGCTCAGCTGGGTGCGTAATACCTGACTAAGGCGTTACGGTTTAGTTGCCGTAACGCCGGTTTGGGCTTATAATTACGTATCAATTGACGCAAAGGAAAAAAGATGATCAAGTTCGAAAACGGTAAGTTTGTAGGTTATGTCAACGGTAAGGCTGTGGTTCGCTCCACCTCTGAGTACTATGTCAAGCGCAAGGTCTCGGAGATGTCCGATGTTGCTGTAGCCTACAAGGCTCCCGAATCCGAATTTGGCATCAACCAGCGTTTTGGGTTCCTGGAGCAGATGGTGACGATGATTGCCGATGGCACTATGCCTTCGTGCGTGATTACTGGGGAAGGCGGTCTAGGTAAGTCCTACACTGTTCTGAAAAGTCTGGAGACCGCCGGCCTTCGTAACATCACCGATCTGGCCGAGTTCCAGGTTGGTCAACGCATCAATCTGTCCAAGTCCTATCGCGTGGTGAAGGGCTTTTCGACGGCCAAGGGTCTGTATCGTACGTTGTTTGAGTCCAATGGCATGACTATTGTGTTCGATGACTGCGATTCTATCCTTAAGGATGATGTAGCCCGTAATCTGCTGAAGGGTGCTCTGGACTCTTTCAGTAAGCGCTACATCTCCTGGATGGCTGATATGCGTGATGATGATCTGCCGAAGACCTTTGAGTTTACCGGTCGTGTGATCTTTGTCTCGAATATGCCTCTGGAGAAGATCGATCAGGCCATTCGTACACGTTGTATGGTGGTGGACCTGTCGATGTCCGAGAGTCAGAAGCTCGAACGCATGGAAGTGATTGCTGCCTCTGATGAGTTCTTGCCTGAGGTCTCCAACGACTCCAAGCGCCTGGCCTTGGGCTTTCTGAAGTCTCAAGTGGGTAAGATCCCGAACCTGTCTCTGCGGAGCTTGATTCAGGTATCTAAGATCGCCAATCGTGGTGGTGAGTGGCGCGATTTTGCTAAGTACGTACTGACGCAAGGCGCATAATTAGTATACGGGGGGCTTTCGGCACTGTTACAGTCATCCGATCAGCCTTAAACAACCAGAAGTGGTGCCCCTAAGCAGAACGGTGACGGCTGCCAAACCGTTCGGCGGACTTAGAGCAGGGTCGAGCCTGGGCAAAGGACCTAAAAACAGGCACCTAGAAAAACACAGTACAACTTGCAAAAAAAGTATAGTTACTATCTACCATATATGTACAGGCCGTTATGTTCATTATGCTTAAAAATTTTTCCGCGCGCAAAATTCCCGCGCCAAAGACCCCATGAAAATTACTTCTATTCCACACCATGAATCTCTAAGGCGTGCCTATATAGAGACCCATCAACACTACCTAAATCAGATAAACGAAAAACTGCGCCTGGAGAAACTACGCACCGAGCAGATGATTCAGAAGTCCCTTGACATTAAAAAAGTCCAGGATAAGGCCCATCTTGAAAAGGGCCGTCATATAGATGTTTACGTATAAATTATCATGTGGATTAAAAAGCTTTTTCAATCTATAATCGATCTTCTTCTCCCCTCTTCTTCCAAAAAGACCTGTTGTGAGATCGAAGGCTTTAACTGTAATCAAGGACGCAATTGTCCTTATCGTAAAGACCCCTCTCTTTATCGTTAAGTGGAGTCTGATTATACTCTATGCTTTCTTCTGGATAGGTATCATATTTACCTTTGGAGGATTGGCATATGGTGGATTTGTTGAGTTGTTTTTAAAATGACATTTTGGGACGCACTTTTATTAGTTATCATTGGTGCCGTCATTGTACGGTACGGAATCAGTGGCCTAATGGGTGCTGTATTGATTATAATACTCGGATCATGGTTATTCTTTCTAACCATGTATTACGTCTTTGGCATTTACATAGGATAAGAATATGTCAGTTAATCTTAAAATGAATCAGTACGGAATGTGTATTTCCGTTAATCTTACCAACTCCGATGGTTATGAGGTAAATAATACCGGTCTTCTTAAAATGCTTGATGATCTCCTCCATAAGATTGAACTCTACGAGATCGTGGACATAGAGATTAAAAAGTCCGCCGGGCCCCTTGGTAACGACGTGTCTCCCTCGTCCTGGCCTTTCAGTGATACTGGCCCGGTAGACACCATTACGATAACTTCTTTGAATCCCGGGGACGTATCCTTTACTACCATGAATGATAATATCAAACTTTGAGATCCCAATGAGAATATTGGTAACGGGGTATAAGGGGTTTATTGGCCAAAATATGGTGAAATACCTGGAGGCCAAAAACATCGAGGTGGTAGGTTACGAATGGGATGGTGCCCCCTATTCACTCCATAACATCGATGCCGTCATCCATCTCGGTGCTATATCCGATACCACCTATTCCGATACCAGACAGTTATTAAAACAAAATTATTACTTTACCGTTAAACTAATTAACGATTGTGAGGATTACGGCATTCCCCTACAAATTGCATCGTCGGCCTCGGTCTACGGCCCCACCAATACCACGTTTAAAGAAAACGATATACCGGCGCCTAAAAATCATTATGCCTGGAGTAAATTGCTGGTAGAAGAATTTGTACAAAGTAAGTACGAGCACCGAGTGGTACCGGTGCAGGTCTTTCGTTACTTCAACGTGTATGGACCGGGGGAAGACCATAAAGGTGATCAGGCCTCCCCCTACCATAAGTTTACCCAGCAAGCCATTAAAGATAAACATATTAAGATATTTGAAGGTTCGGAAAACTTTAAACGTGACTTTATTCACGTGGATGATGTCCTTCAATACCATTTCCGTTTCCTGAAGGTTCCCGAGGTTGGTATTTTTAATATCGGTACCGGAAAGACACAATCGTTTGAGGAAGTTGCATACTCTGTGGAGAAAGAATATAATTGCAGGGTCAGCACCATCCCCATGCCCGAGGTCCTTAGAAGTTCCTATCAGACCTATACGTGTGCTAATATGACTAAAACCTTGGAAACATTGAAAAGATATGAAACCTAAATTTCACGTTGTACTTGACTATTGCATTGAAACCGGTATTCAATTCGGATTGAATCGGGCCTATAAGCACGAAGACAATCCTTCACGTGAAACTATTCAAGAAAATATTGAGCGTGAAGTTACTAATCAATTGTTTGAATGGTTTGATATGGAGGAAACAGAATGAAGGACAGCCTGGGTGTAACCGATCAAATTTCTTTCACCGTAAAAAAAGAAAAAGAAATTATTCGTGACGGTAAAGTAGCTATTCTCTATTCCCCAGGGTTTGGGGCGGGGTGGTATACCTGGCACCATGTTGCAGATCTGTTACGGGATCCCGAAGTCGTTCATCTAGTGGAATGCCGAGATAAAGCGCCCGTCGAAGATCACCAATACTATACCGAAAAAATCATCGAACACTGTAACAAAACCTACGGTGAGAATGCCGGATACTTCGGTGGTGCCGATGACCTAACTATTGCCTGGGTTGAACTAGGGGATAAGTTTCGTATCACCAAATACGATGGTTCCGAGTCTATTGAATTCCTCACCTCTACCATCTGGATGGAGGCGTAACGTTACGCCTGTAAGTTGATTTTCTCCCTCAATCCACTATAATATAGGTATTGAATGAGGGAACTTTTACATCATGAGTTACGTGCATCTTTCTGATAAGCATATTGGTGGGGGTATCTATCTGGCTGCCTCGTGTCTTTTGAATAAGCGTTATCGCAGTAAAGCGCTTGAAATTGCTACGCTCGTTAACCGATCGGTACACCAGTTTCGTAAGTATCTTAACTTTCCCAAGGATGTTAAGATTCGTATTGCACCCATCAAGGGTTCGGTGAACGGTCGATACTCCAGTAGTAGCAAGACTATAGAACTTGATTGTAAAATGAAATGGGATAAGGCCCTTGAAGTCTTTGCCCACGAACTCGTTCATGCCGAACAATACTATGAAGGTCGCCTTAAGCATACATACGTTCAAGGTAGGGGGTTCGTGCATTCATGGAATGGTAGTAAGAACTTTAGTAAAGGTACAACCTACCGTGCCTATCGTAATCAGCCCTGGGAACAGGAGGCCTGGTCACGTCAGGCCGAGCTAGCCGAAAAAGTGTGTTCTGATCTGGAGAAGACATATGTCTAAAGCCAACGCAGTAGCTAAAGACCTCCGTACCCCCAAATACCGTATGCGGGTGGTCAAATGTAAAAAAGTGTATCGCCGTAAGGCCAAACACGCAGGGAAAAACCATGTGGCGTAAACGTCAAGTTGAACAAGCCATCATGATGGAAGAACAGCGCTCCATGGATGAATACCTTACGTTTCTAATTAACGACAACGAACTCGATGTAGATCAAGTTCGTTTTCTTTTTTTGCAGCAATACCCTCATGAAGAACATTACATGGAATCGTTTATATCGGACTATTTGTCATGAATCAAAAACAAAATGAAATTTTACTAATCCTACAAGAAGAGTGTGCCGAAGTAATTCAAGCCATTTCTAAAGTAAAACGATTTGGTTTGGAAAATAATATTGAACAGCTTGAACAAGAAGTTGCCGATGTTCTTTGCATGATCAATCTAGCTTATACCCATGGTATTATTGATGATAATGAAGAACGTGTTAGAAACCGTATCATTGTAAAGGAAGAGCGCTTAAAAAAGTTCTCGTCAATATATGAAGAGCCACAATGTTAATTTTGCCTGGAATTTCATCGGTGGCTGGTACATCGATGAAAATTTATGTGATCTCATAGTACAAGATTTTGAAAATCGAAAGTCTTGCTGGAAAGAAGCGCATTCCGCAAGAGGTTACAAAGTCTTACACAGTTCCATGATGAGTACTTCTCTTATGGACGTGTATCAAATGAAGGTTTCTTTGGTTTTAGAGGAATACAAGAGTCTTTACAAGTATTCTCACGAAACTATAGAAGCTTTTACTATTGCAGATCCCTGGAATATTCAAAAATACGATGTAGGTCGTCACTATTCTGCATGGCACTGTGAAAATAACGGGGATCCTAAGTTTCGTTTACGTCACTTGGCGTTCATGACCTACCTTAACGATGTGGAAGAAGGTGGAGAAACCGAATTTCTCTATCAAAACCTGAAAATTCGCCCCGAAAAGGGACTAACCCTGATTTGGCCGGCGTATTTTACACATACACACTGTGGCCACCCCTCCCATGCACAGGAAAAATACGTAACTACAGGGTGGTTTGAGTTTTTTGACACGGAAAATTTCCTTGAAGACCAAAGAAACGCAACTAACGAAGATTTTTGGTTAAATTTAGACAAAATTCACCGCCACGTAAGTTAAAAAACAGTTGATTTCCTCGGGCGACCGCTATATAATGAAGGTGTGGTAATTGAAAAAGGAGAAACTCGATGGCCCACGAACTTGAAATCGTAAATGGTGACGCTTCTATGGCGTATGTTGGTGAGACACCCTGGCATGGACTCGGTAAACGAGTACCGGCAGACGTTTCCCCCGAACAAATGCTTGAGGCAGCTAATTTAAACTGGACGGTTGAAAAAGTACCAATGTTTTATAACACCGATTCTGGCCCGGTACTAACTAAGTCCCGTGCTTTGATTCGTTCTACCGATAAGAAACTTCTTACGGTAATTAATGACTCTTGGAATCCAGTACAGAACCAAGAAGCATTTGAATTCTTTAACGACTTCGTAGCTGCCGGGGATATGGAAATGCATACTGCCGGGTCTCTGCGAGATGGCCGTATGGTATGGGCAATGGCTCAGATTAAAGATAGTTTCGAGCTCTTTGGTGGGGACAAGGTAGAAGGCTTTCTTCTATTCAGTAACCCCCATGAGTTTGGACGTTCTATTGATATTCGTTTCACCCCAGTTCGTGTGGTGTGTAACAATACTTTAACGCTTGCGCTTGACGAAAAAGCAAAGCATGCCGTTAAGGTTAATCACCGTGCAAAGTTTGATGGTGATGCAGTAAAAGAAACGCTGGGTATTGCTAAAGATCGCCTGGCTACCTATAAAGAGCAGGCTCTATATCTTGGTCAGAAAAAGTACAAGAAAGAATCTATTATTGAGTACTTTAACCGAGTATTCCCTTCTATGTCTAAGGACGAACTTAAGAAACAGGAACTTACTAAGGCTCCGATTTCTCGTCAGGCTGAAGAAGCTATGACCGTTCTTCACCTGCAACCAGGAGCACGCTTTGCTGAAGGGTCTTGGTGGCAAGCATTTAATACAGTAACGTACATGGCCGATCATAAACTTGGTCGTTCACAAGACTCACGTCTGTCCTCTTCATGGTACGGTTTGAATCGTGCTAAGAAAGAAAAGGCTCTTGAGTTGGCACTAGAGTACGCTGAAGCAGCTTAATTGTGAGAGCGGTCTGACATTTATGTATCAGACGCCGGATGCGTAACCGGCTTTTTTTAGTAAGTGTAACGGGGGTATCGTCTATGGACGCATAGACTAGGCGGGCTGATAGGGCCATCTTTCAGTCCTGAAATAACCCTGACAATGGCTTAGGAGAGGAACGACCTCACTCCGAAATTCGTCTTACAGTTACACTTACTAAAAAAATTTTTATAGTGTATGAATTGAAGGCATTTAGAGCCTATATATTAAATACAGTAAATCTAAATAAGAATTATTCTTATTCAGAGTACCGTAACAAAACAGTAAGGTATAGTTGCATTTTTTCTTAAACTAGGATATAATAGTACTTATGTTGAATCTGATACAAAAACCATCGCATTTATCTAGAGTAGCCGCAAGTCAGCTACCCGGATATTGCTTTGGCTTTCGCTCAGGTAATACATGGGAGATTGATCCAGGGGCGAGGGACGTGTAACTAGTACCTTAGTACAAATTTACAAACCCTCGGCTCCAAAAGACCCGAGGGTTTTTTAATGTTCTTTAAAAATTTGCGTACCATATTCCTTCTGTAGCTCAAAGGTAGAGCACTCGGCTGATAACCGAGAGACGGTGGATCGTTACCA